TTATATAAATTTATACTGAAAGAATTTTTTTAATCTATCTAGTTTATAAATTAATCCTCGGATTGCAGTATCTCTGATATTCTTATCATCTGAAACAAGTTGATCTGTAATTACTTGTTTTACTTCTCTTAGCTCATTCCATGGATAGGCATCATTCTTTGATAATTCTTTAATTTCTAAACATTTAGATTGTAATCTTTTATGAAATGCCACCATTAGGTGAAAATCAACTTCATCATTTAAGTTAGAGTTTCTTTTTTTGTGAATATTTATAGCTTCTGTAAATACTGAATCACATAATTCAGCTAATTTTGAAAGCTCTGAATTATAAGTTGTATTTCTTAAATTTCTTGCCCCTAATATATATCCTATAGGCAAAGCAATAACTGAAAAAATGAGGGCAAGGAAAGCTATTTTATCTGAAAGACTCATCTACTGTCCTTTTGACATTTGTATTCCAATTTCTTTTTCTACATAGTTTTTGATTTCGTAAATTATGTCTGGGTCATCTTCTGAAACAAGGTTATTCACTATATTTAAAATAACTTCAGCCTCAATTCCTTTTCGAATTGCACCGCCAAAGGTTTCTTCTAAGAATGAAGAACCGTATCCCTCTGTTCCGTCCAAATTTAGAATAAGAGAAGGATCTTTTCTAATAGCAGGAATTAATATGGTATCTCTAAATTCCTCACCACTTGCTTTTCCATCTTTAATATAGCGTGGGCCTGGATATTGGCTAAAATCTTTTACATAAATAGTTTGCATCATTATTCCTTAATCTTCTTGAATGGGGATATTCCACTGGACAACAGTTCCGTCAATAGAGTATCTAGATTCTTTGGTTAAATCAGGCTTACCTTTGCCATTATACACATACATTCCACGATTTGAATGAATTATTAATCTACTACCAGGTGTTTTATCTATAAATGCTCGAATATCACTACCACCTTTCCCTCTGTGACCTAACCCTGTTCTAGTTTCTTTAATTAGTGTTGATGCTTTTATATACAAACAATCTTTTGTTGGTTTTCCAAGTTGTTTTAGTTTATTCCAAATTGCAGAAAGCACATTGGCTTTTTGGGTTTTTTCCAGAGTATTAGGAATACCGTGTCCTAAATCACAAACGAAAAGTGAAAGTTTTTCTTCTAGAACGGCAAGTAACATCCACCAACGCTTTATAGGGAAGTTTCGATTGCTTTGGATATTTTCTGCATAAGCATGTTCAACAGCATTTGCTATAGCTTCAATGTAACTGGAGTATATTCCTTTTACTCCCATATTTTTTAGCTCATCTAAAAGTGGTTTAGTTATTTCACCATCAGTACTATCACTATAAATATAATGCCAGCACTTCACATTTTTTTGAGCTGATGAAGATGTATAATTAAATCCCAAAGACTTGTATAGCCCTATGTGACAAAATACAGCATCTACATCGTAGGGAATATGTTTGCGATAGTCCGCAGGTTTTGCTTTTGGTCTTACAATTTGAAATTTTAATGAGCTATATTGTGATTTTATTGTATCTAGTACCGCAATTAATAGACTGCAGGCAACCGCATCAATTACATCTGTATCTCTGAAATTTAACTTCAAACGGCTTTTACTTTGTGCTGCGCGTTTTGCTTTTTCTTCTAATTCTTTTTTAAATGCGATAAACTCATAGTTTATTTCTTTCGCCAAAATTATTCGACAAGGGGCAATTACTTCAAAAAGGTTAAAGAATTTATGAGTAAGCATTTTATATTTAGGTTTTCCACCTCGTAGTCGTATTTTTTTCTCTTTGCTTGTAAGAGATCTTAGAGTTCTTCGTTCAACAATAGATTTCCATAGTCGTATATCCATAATCGGTTCCTTAATCAGATTTCAGTAACGTTTATTTATTAAATATAATAGCAATAATTTTCTTACAGCTTGACCTGTAATTCTAATTTTTCTATTGAGTGTTTAATATTTTCACTGCTATTATTTTTAGCATAACTTATGCAGTTAAAAATAAGATCACTTGACTTAATCGATTGATAAAAATATACAAAAATAGTCGAAGGTAATCAATGCTGTTGTTTTGAAAATTGAGTGAATAGTAAAATATTCGTTGTTTAAGTTATTAATTTAAAAGTGAATTGAATAGTGATAAAAAAGCCAGTAGAAATTTACTGGCTTTGATAGGTGGTGCACTAGCTGAACCCGAATTCATTTATATATTATTGATTTTTAATGTTTATTTTACAAAGTCTAAAATCTTGTTACTAAGCTTGTTACTAAAATTCAAATTCACCACAAATCAATGATAGTTTCTGATGCCATAATACCACTAATAAGCCCCGTGTTAAAAATTTTATAGAAAAACTATTCACCTTGTTCACTAATCCTTAAAAGTCTTTATTTATTATATAGTTATATTCTTTTCTATTGTTCACCAACTGTTCACCATTGTTCACCTTTGTTCACCAATCAAAAAAAACATCTAGATATAGAGTATTTACCTTGTTTCCCTGTTTGTTTTTTAGTCAGTTAAACATGTTCAACTTAACGTATTTAAACTTATTTAAACTATTGAAATTTAAGCTATTTACTCATGTTTTTATATGTTTATAGTGTTGTATTGGCTCATTGTGAGCCGTCTAAATTTAGGCTTTTAGAATATACAAGGAACATAAATCATGTTTAAAAAATTAATTGAGTTACGCCAACAAAAGGCAGAAAAAGTCGCAGAAATGCGCTCAATGCTTGAAAAAGCAGAAAAAGAAAATCGATCATTAAATGAATCTGAATCGGTGGAATTTGAAAAGCTAAAAGATTCAAGCAAGCAGATTAGTGCAGAAATCAGTAAATATGAAACTGTAACAGATGAAGAGCGTAGCCTTGAAGGCAATGTTAGTCCTGTAGAGCAACGTGGTGCTAAACAATTTTCAAATGATGAATTGCGCCATTATGTTAAAACTGGTGAACTTCGCAATTTAACTACTGGTAATGGTGAAGATGGTGGATATTCAGTTATCCCACAGTTAGACAAAGATGTAATGAAACGCTTAACAGACGATAGCGTAATGCGCCAACTTTGTAACGTAGTACGCTTACCGGTTGGAGCGAAAGAATACAAAAAATTAGTATCGGCTGGCGGTGCAGCAGTAGAACACGGAACCGAAGGCACAGCACGCAATGGCACAGCAAGCCCGAAACTTCATGAAGTAACAATCGCTTTAAATTCAATCTATGCTTATCCTAAGACTACACAAGAAATCTTAGACTTCTCAAGCATTGATGTTTTAGGTTGGCTAACTGATGAAATTTCTGAAACCTTCACAGAAACAGAAGAAACAGATTTAACTTCCGGTGATGGTAACAAGAAATCAAAAGGCTTCTTAACCTACCAACGCACAACCGAAGATGACAAAGTACGCCAATTCGGCAAACTTCAAAAAATTGAAGTAGCTGGCGTAGCGAAGATTGATGCGGATACTTTAATCGATGCGTTCTACACACTTCATAGCAAATACCGTAAAAATGCGGTTTGGGTGATGTCATCAACGATTGCAGCAGCATTACAAAAACTTAAAAACAAAAACGGCGATTATATCTGGCGCGATGGTTTAACAGCCGATGCCCCAGCAACATTATTAGGTCGTCCAGTCCACTTCTTAGAAACAATGCCGACAGGCGGAGCAAACAAAGCAGTAATTGCCTTCGGTGACTTCAAACGCGGATATTTCATTGTAGATCACGAAACAGGCGTGCGAACCCGTCCGGACAACTTAACCGAACCGGGATTCTACAAAGTTCACACCGATAAATATTTAGGCGGTGGCGTAGTAGATTCAAACGCTATCAAAGTGATTGAGACAACAGCATAAATCATAGAGGGGCGAAAGCCCCTTTTTTTGCTTAATAGGTGAAATATGAATAAAGAATTTGAAATCCGCTCCGCAACACTTTCAGCCGATGAAGAAAATCAAAAGCTAGTCGGTTATGCGGTGAAATGGAATAGCCCTTCACAAGTGCTTTACTGTGATTTTGTGGAATCCTTTGCGCCTAAAGCTTTCAGTGACAGCCTAGCGAGTGGCGAAGATGTGCGAGCACTCTTTGAACATGACTACACCAAGTTACTAGGTCGAACAAGTGCGGGAACATTAAAGCTAGAAGAAGATTCAATCGGCTTACGCTTTGAACTAACTCCGCCCGATACAACAATCGGAAAAGATTTATTAGTTAGCGTTTCCCGCGGTGATATTACAGGGATGTCTTTCGGATTCAGAGCGATTAAAGAAGAATGGAATTTTGATGTAGAGCCTTATCAAAGAAATGTAATTAAAGCAGATCTCTTTGAAGTTACTGTAACAAGTATTCCAGCCTATCCGGAAAGCAGTGTTGAAATCGCTAAGCGTTCAATGGTCGCAGCAAAAGAACAAACACAGGGTAAATCAAACACTATCTTAAAACGCTGGCTTGATGTAGCGGAGGCTTAATATGTGGAATCCTTTTAGACGAAAAGAGCAACGCAGCGAACCAATCACTATTGATGAATTCATCTCTTATATGGGCGTAAATAATACAGGCGCGGGCGAATATGTCAGCCCACAAACGGCAGAGGCTCTACCAGCGGTTATGAACGCTGTAACAGTGATTGCCGAGGCGGTAGCATCTATGCCTTGTTATCTGTACGCACTAAAAGAAGATGGCCGCGAAAGAATCTACCGTCATCCGGTTGAATATCTTTTAAATGAAATGCCTAACCGAAATCAAACGCCTTACCAGTTCAAATATACGATGATGCGCCATTGCTTGCTAACTGGTAATGCTTACGCAGTGATTGAGTGGAATAACAAGGGTGAACCTGTAAGGCTTACACCTTACCAGCCGAGCGAAGTAAATATCTTCCGTAAAGTAACAGGCGAACATATTTACCAAGTAACGGACTTAAACGGAGTAACTAGAAACTATCTTCAAGATGAAATGTTACACCTACGCCATAGTTCCCTTGATGGATTTATGGGGCGTTCACCTGTGACAGTTTGCCGTGAAACGATTGGACTAGGTTTAGCACAACAACGACACGGCGCATCAATTATGAAAAACGGATTGATGGCAAGCGGACTAATCTCAACGGCTGAATGGTTAGACGATGCGAAAGCACAGAAAGCAGTGAAAGCCTTAGAGCGTTACAAAGGCGCGAAGAACGCTGGCAAAACACCAATCCTTGAAGGCTCAATGGAATACAAACAATTAGGCATGACAAACCAAGATGCCGAATGGTTACAAAGTCGAACCTTCACAATTTCCGATATAGCCCGAATCTACAACATAAGCCCGATTTTCCTACAAGACTATTCAAATAGTAGTTATGCGAATTTCAGTGAGGCTAGTAGAGCGTTCTTATCACAAACCTTGCGCCCATGGCTGACTAACTTTGAACAACAGCTTAAAGATGCCTTAATGATTGACTTAACGAGCAGTAGCAAGAAACGGCACTTAATCGAATTTGACACAAGCGACTTACTCCGCACCAGTCAAAGCGAACGTTTCAATAGCTATGATGTAGCGATTAAAGCTGGCGTAATGTCACCTAATGAAGTGCGCAGACGTGAAGGCTTGCCGCCTTATGCTGGCGGTGATGAATTCAGCCAAGCATGGAAACAAACCGTAGAAGTTAAACGCAATGATAGCGGAAACAATAAAGAGGTGAACGATGCCTAGAATGATTAGAGCCGGTAAATATAACAAGGCGATAAGTTTACAAAAACAAGTAAACGAACCTAATGATTATGGCGGATTTGTAAGTAAGTGGAAAACCGTTGCGAATATACGCGCAGCGGTTGAACCGTTACAGGGTAGAGAGTTCTTTGCTAGCGCAAGCGTAACGAATGAAAACATTGTGCGAATCCGTATTAGATACGGAACGAATGTGGATAACACAATGCGCGTGAAATACGGTAATCGCAACTTAGAAATAACCAGCATCATTGATAGCAAGGAATCACACAGGGAATTACAACTTATTTGTAAAGAGGTAACCAATGGAAAAAACTGATTTAACGCTTGAAGAAATTAAGCAGCATTTAAACGTAGATCATGATTTAGATGATGACTTAATCGAAAGCTATAAGGTAGCAGCCTTTGAAGTATGCCAAAAGCATATAGGCAAAACCTTTGGTAGTGAAGAAACAGAAAACACCGTTCCTTTTACCCCAGCTATAAAAGTGGGCTGTTTAATGTATATCGGGCATTTATACAGTAACCGAGAAATAACAACGGATGCCCCTCAAACGCTTATTCCTATGACTGTTAAATCTCTATGGGATGTTTACCGTGAGCCTTGCGCTTACTAAGAATTTAGTAACCGATATGCCATATCAACCACTAAGACGATGCAGCTATCCTAACTGTAAAAACAAAGTTAAGTCCGGTAGATGCGAAGAACATAAGCCAAAAGACACAAGAGCAAGCAGTAGCGCGCGAGGATATGACCATAAGTGGAGCAAGTACCGCGCGCAATACTTACGCTTTCATCCGCTTTGTGTAATGTGTTTAGAGAAAGGAATCTACACACCCGCAACGGTGATAGACCATATTAAGCCAGTAGAGAATGGACAGGCAGACCCTCTATTCTGGGTTGAATCTAATCATCAAGCTTTATGCCGAAATTGTCACAGTTACAAAACACGAGTAATAGACCAACGCGGATATGGAGCGAAAAAAGAATGATTAGACGGGTGGGGGTAGTTTAAAAAAGAAAGGCTCAAGCCGTCAGAACCGCCTTCCCAACTCAATTTTTACGCAAGGCAATTTTTTTGAAAATAAGGAAATGTATGAGTAAGAGAAGAAACTATAAAACCCCTGATTTTTTAGATGGTATCGCTAAAACCCAATGGAAAAGCCGAATTAAACAACTTTCAGAGCGTGGCGATATTAAGGCAGAAGATTTAACAAACCTTGAAATTTATTGCGAAAACTACGCAATTTGGCGTCATTCCGTAGCAGATTTAGCCAAAAATGGCTTCATTATTGTGAATAGCCAAGGCACTCAATCAAGAAATCCAGCCTTGTCAGCGAAAGCAGATGCCGAAAAAGTGATGATTAAGATGTCATCATTGCTAGGTTTCGACCCTGTAAGCCGCAGAAAAAATCCTATTGAAGTAGATGAAAACGATATCTTAGATGAAATCCTAACTATGTAGGCGAAATATGGAAATATGGCACGCATACGCAGAGAAAATCAAATCGGGTGAGTTAGTGGCTTGTAAGAAGATAAAACAAGCTGTAGAGCGTTATTTTAACGATTTAAACAATCCCGATTATTTCTTTGATGATGGAGCAGTTAATAAGTTTTTAGCTTTCTCGAAACTATGCCCGCACGTTAAAGGACACTTACGCGGACAGCCTATTATCCTTTCGGATTGGCAAGTCTTTCTCTTCGCCAATATTCTAGGCTTTAAGCGTAAAGACACAGGATTAAGGAAATATCGCTCCGCTTACGTTCAAGTAGCAAGAAAGAACGCTAAATCAACGATAGCAGCCGTGTTAGCAAATTGGTTTCTAGTGATGGAAGGCGGACAACAGGATATATACACCGCAGCCGTTAGCCGAGATCAAGCTAGGATTGTTTTTGATGATGCTCGTCAAATGTGCTTACTTTCAGCTCCATTGAAAAAACGCCTTAACATTCAACAACACAAGCTAATCAATCCGAAGAACAATAGCATTATGCGACCGCTTGCCGCTAAATCCTCAACGATTGAAGGAACTAACCCTAGTTTGGCTATTGTAGATGAATATCACCTACACGCGGACAACAGCGTATATAGCGCGTTAGAGCTAGGACAAGGCGCACGCCCTGAAGGTTTACTCTTTGCTATTACAACAGCCGGAAGTAACGTTATTTCAGCCTGTAAACAGCATTATGATTATTGCGCTCAAATCCTTGAAGGAAATGAGCAGAATGAAAGTCTATTTGTGTTGATTTTTGAGTTAGACGAAGAAAACGAAATCGACAATCAAGAGAACTGGATAAAAGCAAATCCGAACATAGGTAAATCCATTCCTTATCTTGATTTTGAGAACACAATCAAGAAGGCTAGGGGTATTCCGTCCGAATGGGTAGAAATGCTAACTAAACGCTTTAATGTATGGTGCCAAGGCTCTACACCGTGGCTAGGTGATGGAAACTGGGCGCAATGCGAACGGAAGTACACGGAAAGCGATTTACTTCATCAAGATTGCTATTTAGGGCTGGATTTATCAAGTACCAACGACTTAACAAGCCTTTGTTATACATTCCCACACGGAAACAAAGTGCGCTTGCTTACACGACACTACATTCCAGAATTTCAGCTTAACAACGTGGCAAATAAAAACCGCGCAATGTATCGAAACTGGGTGCGCAGTGGTTGGTTAATAGCAACGGAAGGGGATTGTATCGACTACGATAAAATCAGAGACGATATTCTGAAAGATGCTGAACGTTTCAATATCAAAATGACAGGCTTTGACGTATGGAACGCAACCCATTTACGAACACAATTACAAGCGGCTGGGCTTGAAGTAGAGCCATTCCCACAAACATACCAACGATTTAGCCCAGTGGCAAAAAGTGCGGAAGTTTTAATAAACAGACAAATGATAGAACACAACGGCGATCCGGTGCTTACGTGGGCTTTATCAAATGTAGTTATGGAAACAGACGCGAACGCCAATATTAAACCGAACAAGAAGAAAGCCGCAAACAAGATAGACCCAGCAGTCGCCTTCCTAATGTCTTTCGGCACTTATCAACTTGAATACGGTGATTTAATTTTCGAACTATCAGACGAACACAAACAGGCACTAGAGGAATTTAACGGATTGGATATATGATTAGATGTAAAGAGGCAAAACAGAACTTACTAATAGCGGCAGTTAAACACTATAAGAAATCTACCGCACTTTTCACTTTTATTAGCTTGTATGATGACAATGAGCCTTATCCACTAGACGAAGTTATCTACATTCTTCAATGTAAATGCGATGCAGCAAAACGAGAAATAAACAACAGACCTAACAGCCCCAATATGGACGCGTTGGAAACGATTTACTTTATAGCCGCTAAGCAACTCAAAGAAATGAAGAAAGTTAAACGGAAATAGCAAACATTAGGCAAAAAAAATCCCCGCGTTTCACAACGAGGGGATGATGACGTAATGACATATCGAAAGACCATTTTTGCGAGTATTCCCAATTCACTGGGAATCCCTGTTACACTTCAAATTAAAATGTAACATAATTATTATAATATCAATAGATTAGATATGAAAGAGTCGTAACTAAACGTAGTTAAACTTTATAATTAAATTTGTTATAATGAACAAAAATTAATCGGCTTTATTGATTAATAATTAGAGTTTTAGGAACAGAAAAGCCACCGCGCGAACGATGGCTTAAATTAAAGTCGTATGTAATAACCTTTATCACTCAAAGGGGAGTTTCTAAAGGCAATTCAATTATCCGCCTTTACTAAACAAACTTCAAGCCCTTGAACCAAAGAATATAGCGAACGGCTAACATTTCCTAAAAACCAATCAAATATAGCGCATCTAGGCTGATCCCCGAAAACAAAGAACCTTACTTTGCTGGTGCGCTCTCTCAAATAAGGACTAAATGCGAAAGGGGCGTTTATGTTAGATTTATCTTCTATTCAAGATGAATATTTGAAGGAATATTTATCTCTCGAACACTTGAGAGCTTTCATCTATAAATCAAAATTAGATAAAGGCAAAACAAAAGGGGCTAATGAAGAAAATTTCTATGGGGTAACTTGCGCTCAAGATGTTTTAGCTTTATTAAAAAAAGAAGAAGGCAGAAACAATATTCCGAGCTGCTATGTGTTGCACCCTATAACAAAATCACTAGAGAAGGTTGAATATTCTCATCTCATATCATATCTAAAATTTTTAGTTTTTGCGCAGATTGACACTACTTCTTTCAGATATAATCCTGATGCTATGACCGCGTACGAGAATTTTTGTGAAAATGGAAGTGTAGAATTTGAAAATGAAGAATTCTACTTTCGCAGAGATGAAATAGAAAGCATGATAGGAGCAAAAATCCCTTACATAGAAAATCTATCTGATGTGGAAAATGTCAAGCTGGCATCATTACAAGATAAAACAACGGATTTAGATGAATCTTCTGATACAACGTTATTTGAGTATGATGCTGATTTACCAGAAGGAATGAACGCAGAGAAGTTAGCATATTTTATTGAGCTAATTATAGACCCTATGTTACTTGATAATGGAAAAATGCCAAGTTATAGCAAACTGTATTCATCACTTGATAATAGACACAAAGGAAAAGAGAAAATCCCATCAAAAAACACCATCAAAAAATATCTAAATCAATAAAGAGAGCCGGTTTATACCGGCTTTTTTTACACCTCAAAACTGTTCAAAAAACACTCAAATTAGTTCATTTGTTCATTTTCTCAGTTCATTTGTTCAGTGTTCTGACCGCTCTAAAAAAAATATAGATAATGCCAATCGTAGCGCTACACGAACGATCGAGTTACTAGGCAACTCAATCAGGTTAATCGAAAAAATACAGAGGTTATTAACATGAACGAAGCTCAAAAGCTAAATCTAAAATTAAATCCAAATCAGAAACTAATCTCCGGTGAAACAGCTTGCCATATTGTTGGCTTTGGTCGCACCAAACTCAATGAGCTTGTAAAAGCTAAAAAATTTCCTCAACCAATCCGCTTTTCACAAAACTTTGTCCGCTGGGATTTAGAAGAAGTGAATCAATGGATTGAAGAACAAAAAGCGGCACGTGCTTAATTAATGGAGGAAATAATGACTACAAGACTAATGACAATCGCTAAAGAACTTATTTTAAAACCGAAAACAGGTATTAGTGAGAAAGAAAGTTATTTCAACGTTCATTTCCTCAATGCTCGTAATGAGGTTAATGAGATTGAAAGAATTTTAGGGATTGAATTGAACCGAGAACGTGAGGTTAGTCAGACAGGGAAACTGTTTACCCGCTATATGCTTGCTAATGCGGAACAGGTGGAAAGAGTTGCCAGTTTATACAACCAAAAACTAGCAGCAAAACAAGCTAAAGGGAAACTTCTTGATGAATATCCCATTTCACCCGCACAAATAAATCAAGTTATTGATGCGCATTTTAAGCAATAGAAAAGACAAACGCCGCAAGGCTCTCCCAAGCGGCGTATTCAACCTTAAGAATCTCTCAAAAGGTAAGTTTAAAACCATCAATAAAGACTTAAATATGGAAATAATCACCATGAATTTAAATCATATATATTATAAACAATATGAAATATTTTTCAAGTTGTTTTTGATTGAAATTGCTTTACAAACCACAGTTAATTTTGGCATCATGAACACGCAATCAGAAAAAGTGATTGCCAGCCGTGGAAAGCTGAACTATCTAACTTTGGCGAACGACAGCACGCCATTAGACCGTGCTTTTTTTGTTCGTAACATTCGCACACCAAAAGAATATGCGGATTTTGTTTTACATATAAATCCGATCATTCTCTCAATGGTAGAGCGTAATAAGCCGTCTATGACGGGCTGTCTTCCAAAGTTGGCAGTTTTCCACCTTGTTACGTTCTACCGCCCGACCGTGGAAAGTCTAGCGGTAGTTCCTGAAAATCTAACTTTGGAACTTACGCAAATGTATCAATTCATCTTCGCGGCTATTCGCCGTACTGATTTATCAAATCATCTTCAAAAAATCCGTATTACCGCTGATAGCGAACGCAACGCACGCGCTAAGCTTGCCCGCGAGTTCGTCTTAGTTCTTGCTGGAAGAATTAATCTTCAATCAGGCCGCACTTTATCAGCAAATACTTTCCCTTCAATCTCTTTCGCGGAGGTGGCTCATGACTAACCGCATTATCCAAGTAGAACAATGCCAGCTTGAAATGTTAAAGCTCCATATTGATGGACTAGGACAAGTAGAAAGCACGCTCTTAGCATTATCAATTAACCCTGATTTATTCAATGAAATGGATTCTTTTGATATCGCAAACACTATCAAAGGCATTAAAAACTTATTGAGTTATATCAAGGTTGATATGGAAGAACGCATTGAGTTTATTGAGAAAAAAGCTTTACCGTTAGATTTGTCTTATAAGTTGTATTTTGTCTATGACAATGGCAGCAAGGTTAATCAAGGAGTTTATGGCTCTTTAGAATGTGCTGAACAAGCTAAGAAAAAATATGAAAGCGAGATAGGAACTCGTCATAGTAATGGGCGTACTTTAAAAACTATCACGATTTTATGGGGTAACGGAAATGAAATCTAAGCAAATCAAATCATTTAAAGAGCCATATGTACCGACACCGGAGCAGTTAGAAAAAGCCTGTAAACGTATTAGACAATTCTTAGCCTTCGCAGAGGATTATCTACACACAGGACACTATAAAGGACTAGCAGCATCAATCGAGCAAATTAAGAAAGCAGCGACAATCAGAAGAGGAAAAGTAAATGCGTAAACAAACATTAAAAAGAAAAGTTAAAGGCAAAGAGCCATTCAATCCGTTAATGGTGAAATATTCTCAACTTTCGCGCCAATTTCAATTAATCCTTGATAGTAACAAACGATGCCTTGAAGTTTATCCGGACGAGTTTCATCACAAAGTGAAATTCCGTAATGAACTAGCTGATTTAGTAGTTAGATTAAAAGCTGGCTCAAAGTTACTTAATGAAATGGCTAAGTCGCAAGGTGCGGAAATTAATGATAAGCACGGAGCGTTAAAAGGCTTTAATCAAGCAAATAACTACTTAATCCATAAGCTTGTTGAAGTGGTAGAGCAGATTGAGCAGTTACAAGTTGAACATGTTAATTCTGTGGTTTTACTCAAAAATGAGAAAAACTTAATTGTTAGTGAGGGTAAATAAGATGAATATGAATGATAAATTAGACTACTCAAATTTAAGTGCGGTCGAATTAAAAGCGATTATGTATAGTCAGATGAATTGTGAAAAGAAAGAGGGAGAGGCTCATTATTTGCCTTTACCTTATCTAGGCGAAACAATCGTAACACTAGCAGAAATTTTTGAGAGTTATCCTTCTGAAAAACTCTATACCTTACGAAATCTACACGATGAACTGTTAGCGGTTAATAAGCATTTATTACAACTAGCACCGAATCCGCCTTCACTTAATCCGGAAGAAATAGTCGCGGCTTTAACTAACGATGAAATCATTGATGGATTGCTGAAAAGTAGCATAGTGATCTCTTTAGTTGAAACTCTTACATACTTTCAAAAAGTAGTTGCTGAACGCATCGATGATATTGAAAACGGAGTACTTAAAGGGGTGAATAATGGCACGATTAATTAATGCTCCGCACCTTGCGGATCAACCGCATGAACCTTATTCCGATTTATTTGTGCTAGCTGGCTCTAAAGCATGGAAAGCATGGGATAACGGAAAAGGTGAAGAATGGCTCTTATTATGTTCGTTGGTGGAAGGCTTAGAAAGCAAGCAAAAACCAGTTATTCTAGGCGAGGATCAATTAAGCAATATTTCTTCAACGCGTATAGCTAAAGAAGATCAGCAGTTAGTGAAGATTGCTCAATATGGCGAATTAAAACAGGAGGAAATCACCGCAATTTGTCAGAATTTAGCAAAAAACACTTCGGCTATAGAAGTGGAACTCATTGATGCAGCCGCACAAGTGAAAGAGGATTTAAGCTCTTACATTCAACACTTGCGAACCGATAAAAATACCGCTGATTTAGCAACGCAATTAGCACCGCCCGAAAAACTGAAAGAAAATGACGGAGTAAATAAGAAAGCGCGAGCCTTGACGAAGTGGCTAAATATGGATTTAGCATTAAACCCAAAAGACCGAGAATTATATCGCTATGACGGCATAAGCTGGCAGTTAGTAGATAAATTTGAGTTCTTAGATAATGCAGTAGCTTTCTTTGATGAACAGGACTTCAATTATAGCGCGCGTTCAATAGAAAGCATCATTGAAACAATCAAAATCCAATCCCCTAAAATGGGAACACAGGCGCAAGAATTGATTGCTTTCAATAACGGCACTTTAAACCGCACTACGTTAGAGTTCTTACCCCATTATCGGGAAAACTGGCTAATGTCTTATATTCCGCATGAATATCTAAATTCAGCGCAAAATACGCCATATTTTGATAAATGGTTAGAGTTCGTAAGCGGTGGTAAAGAAAACAAAAAGAACGCTATTCTAGCGGCTTTATACGCAGTTTTAACTAATCGTAACGACTGGCAATTATTCTTTGAAGTAACAGGCGATGGCGGTAGTGGTAAATCTGTTTTTGCTAATATTGCCACGTTATTAGCTGGTGAGCAGAACACAGAAAGCGGGCGGTTAGTAGATTTAGATGAACCACGCGGACGGGAAAGTTTTGTAGGCAAGACTTTGCTAATTTGCCCTGAACAATCGCGTTATGGTGGTGATGGTGGTGGATTGAAAAGTATCACAGGTGGTGATCCTGTAAATATTGACCCAAAACACCGAAGTAAATTTAAAGCGGTTATTCCCGCAGTAGTCTTAATCGTTAATAACGAGGCGACTAGATTTACAGAGCGTAGCGGTGGGATTGAGCGAAGAAGGGTGATCTTTCACTTTGACAAAGTAGTACCTGAAAACGAGCGAGATCCTAATTTCATGGATAAGATTGAGGGGGAAGTAGGGGGTATAATTTACAAACTAATACATACCTTTGAACAGCCTGAAACCGCTAAGACCGCTTTAAAAGAGCAACAAACAAGTGATGAGGCTTTAGAAATAAAAAGCGAATCTGACCATATCACCGAATTTTGCGGCTACTTTTATACTACGGCACAGAATGACGGTTTGTATATAGGAAATGCTAATCTAGGTGGTAAGGCAAGAACGCACCTCTATCCGGCATACTTAGCATTTACGGCTGCAAGTGGAATTTCAAATACTCTTACTTTGAGAAACTTCTCAAATTCATTAAAGCAAGGATTTGCGCAGCATAAAAATAAATTTGAGTTCTTCAAAGTTAAAGGAAAATTTGGATATCGCTCCAATGTTCACTTCAAAAACTATGATGAGTTCCAAAGTGAGTTCGATTCATAAACTAGGAAAGAGGGGCAAAAGCCCCTTTTTTTATGCTTTTCTCTTAAAAGGTGAACAATTAGGGTGAACAATAATGTTCACCTATTCACCTGTAACTATATGAAATAAAAGCTTAAATTGGCAAGGTGAACAGGTGAACCAATTTTTGTAATATTTTTTACACGCCGCTCATTCACACGCTTTCTTTTTCGCATCGCTCCACAAAATCACTCCATAATTGCATCACAGGGCGGCGGAGTTCTACATAATCGTAACGGTTATACGCCTGACTTGTTTTATTCCCAATGCTATGAGCAAGACAACTTTCAGCAATACGGAAATCAACTTGCTGATCTTCTAAAAACGTTCTAGCTATCGATCTCAATCCGTGAGCATCTTGAATCCCTTTGTAACCTATCTTTCTTAATGCGTTAGCTATTAGTTCTTTACTAGCTGATTGGTTAGGTTTGTGGTAGTGAGAAAATACGAATTTGTCATCGCCTGTTATAGGTTTCAATTCTTCTAAAATCTTAAGCATTAAAGATGAAAGCGGAACAATGTGAGGAAATTGCCCTTGTCTTGTTTTTTTCATTTTAATTGCTGGAATAATCCATAGTTTCTTATCGAAATCAATTTCAGACCATTCAACAGAAACCGCCTCAGCTGGACGAACCATGGAAAGTAATTGCCATCGGAACAAAACCTTTGTTAGATGATCTCTACTTGAATTTTTGAAGTCTTGTAATAGTTTCGGTAGTTCTTCCGGTTTGATTGCCGGGTGATGTTTTTGAGACTCTTTATGGTAAGCATCAGATGCTTTCAAGCAAGAATTAAACGAAATAAATCCTATTGTTACCGCATAATTTAAAATCTGATTAGCGAGGTTTAATAAACGGTGCAGCGTATCATTGAAACCTTTTTCATTTAATGGCCGAACAGTTTTAATCAATAAAGGGGAAGTAATCTGATCGATAGGGTAATTCCCAAGAGTAGGGAATAGATAGTTTTCTAATCTTGCCCAATTCTTTTCCATTGTCATTGGCTCAATTTCTTTGCTTCTTTTTTCTTTCCAAAGTAAAGCGACTTTATAGAAAGTATTTTCGTTCTGACCGTTTTTAATTAGTTCTTGTTCTTTTATGTATTCTTGCGGATCGATGCTTTGAGCAAGTAGAGCGCGATATTCTTCTCGTTTTTGGCGAGCTTGCGCAAGTGTTATAGCTGGATAAGTTCCAATAGTAAAAGATGTGCGCTTATTTGTTACTGGGTGATAATAATTAAAAATCCAAGCCTTAGCACCAGTAGGCTTAATGCGTAAAAAAAGACCGTTACCATCACTTAGATTGTATTCTTTATCCTTTGTTTTCGCTTTATCTACTTCGGTATTTGTAAGCGGTTTAGTAACACGAGGCATCATTTTCCCTTAGTTTTAGTAACAAGATTTTTAGAAGTTTATCACCTTGTTACTAAACTTGTTACTAAAAAATGCGGTTAAAGACAATTAAATCTGATTAGTTGCGATAAGTAAAAGGGCTGAAAAGCCTTGAAAACACTGGGAAAAACAAAACCCCGCGAGTGGTTTCGCGGGGCTGTGTTTAGGGTAAATGGTGCGACTAGCTGGACTCGAACCAGTGACCCCCACCATGTCAAGGTGGTGCTCTAACCAACTGAGCTATAGTCGCGTAAAAGATGTGGCAGATGATAAACAGTTTTAATGATGAAAACAAGGGGATTTGTTTTAAGTTAAATTTAGCTGCTAAAAAAATAACCAAAATTTGTTGCAAAAACTCTCAGTGCTTGTTTTGATTTTGCAGTGGTTTAAGCGTATAATGCGCGACGGTTTTTATCTCGGATGAGCCGAAATTAAAAAAGCTTTTTTAAATTGTAACTATTTGTGGAGTTTAGATAATGTCTAGAAAATTAAGAAGAACGAAGATTGTATGTACAATGGGTCCAGCAACAGACCGCGATAACAATCTTGAAAAAATTATCGCAGCAGGCGCTAATGTTGTACGTATGAACTTTTCTCACGGTACACCAGATGATCATATTGAGCGTGCTGAGCGTGTTCGTTCGATCGCGAAAAAATTAGGTAAAACCGTGGCAATTTTAGGTGACTTACAAGGTCCTAAAATTCGTGTTTCTACTTTTAAAGACGGCAAAATTTTCTTAAATGTTGGCGATAAATTTATTCTTGATGCGGAATTACCAAAAGGTGAGGGTAATCAAGAAGCTGTTGGTTTAGACTATAAAACTCTTCCACAAGATGTTGTTCCTGGTGATATTCTTTTATTGGATGACGGCCGTGTTCAATTAAAAGTACTTTCTACAGAAGGTGCAAAAGTATTTACTGAAGTGACAGTTGGTGGTCCATTATCCAACAATAAAGGGATCAACAAATTAGGCGGTGGTTTATCTGCAGATGCATTAACTGAAAAAGATAAAGCAGATATCATCACAGCTGCACGTATCGGTGTAGATTACTTAGCTGTATCTTTCCCTCGTTCAAGTGCAGATTTAAACTATGCGCGTGAATTAGCAAAACAAGCAGGTTTAGACGCGAAAATCGTTGCTAAAGTTGAACGTGCTGAAACGGTTGTTGATGAAGCAGCAATGGATGATATCATCTTAGCTTCTGATGTCATCATGGTTGCGCGTGGTGACTTAGGTGTTGAGATTGGTGACCCAGAATTAGTTGGTGTACAGAAAAAATTAATTCGTCGTTCACGTCAATTAAACCGTGCGGTTATTACTGCAACTCAAATGATGGAGTCAATGATCAGCAACCCAATGCCTACTCGTGCAGAAGTTATGGACGTGGCAAATGCGGTATTGGATGGTACTGACGCGGTAATGCTTTCAGCAGAAACTGCAGCAGGGCAATATCCAGCTGAGACTGTGGCGACAATGGCTCGCGTATGTTTAGGTGCAGAAAAAATGCCAAGCATCAATATTTCTAAACACCGTTTAGATCGTGAGTTTAGAGATATTGAAGAATCTGTAGCGATGTCTGCAATGTACGCTGCAAACCACTTAAGCGGTATTGCAGCAATCATTACCTTAAGCCACTCTGGTCGTACACCATTATTAATGTCACGTATCAGCTCAGGTTTACCAATCTTTGCACTTTCTCGTGTTCAAGAAACATTAAACCGTTGTGCATTATACCGCGGTGTGACACCAGTTCATTTTGATGGTGAATCTCGTAGCTCTGCGGGTGCAAAAGCAGCGATTAACCTATTAAAAGAAAAAGGTTATTTAGTTTCTGGTGATGTTGTTTTATTAACACAAGGTGATGAGTCAGAAGGTACAACTAACGTTTGTCGTACTTTAACAGTTGAATAATCAACATTCATGAATAAAAAAGAGCGGTGGATTTTTCCACCGTTTTTTATGTCTAAAATATTGAAAATATTCACCGCACTTTTTTCTTAAAACCACCTCGTATTTGCGGTATCATAAGCACAGTTTTTTAGTTTAAATTGAAATCCTTATGGCCTCACAAAGACAAATCCAATCTCCAGATCAGAAAACTGAACAAGTTAGCATCCCGCCTCATTCCACTGAAGCTGAACAAGCCGTACTTGGCGGCATCATGTTGAGTAATCAACACTGGGATGGTATTGCCGAAAGAGTGATCGCTGAGGATTTTTATACTTTTGCACATAAAGCAATCTTCCAAACTATGGAAGAATTAATGCGCAACCAAACGCCGATTGATTTAATCACCCTTGATCAAGCCCTTAAAGCGAAAGGTATTAGCGATTCTGTAGGCGGTTTTGCTTATTTAGCGGATCTTTCTAATAACACGCCAAATGCCATTAATATTTTGGCTTATGCTGAAATCGTACGTGAAAAAGCGATTTTGCGTGAGCTTATTGCTGTGGGAAATCGTATCGCAGAAAACAGCTATTCTCCAAAAGGCAAAGACATCAAAATGGTATTGGATGAAGCCGAGAGAGAAGTGTTTGCTATCGCTGAAAAACGCAGTTCTTCAACTGAAGGGCCACAAAATGTGATCAGCGTGTTGGAAAGTACTATTGCTCGAATTGATACCTTAAGTAAGCTTGAAAATCATAGCGGTGTGACAGGTGTCACAACGGGCTTTGTTGACTTAGATAAGAAAACAGCAGGTTTACAGCCTTCAGACCTCATCATTGTTGCGGCACGTCCTTCTATGGGTAAAACCACGTTTGCGATGAACCTTTGTGAAAATGCCGCCATGGCAAGTGATAAGCCTGTGTTGGTATTCAGTTTAGAGATGCCTGCGGAACAAATCATGATGCGTATGATTGCCTCTCTTGCTCGCGTGGACCAAACTAAAATTCGTACTGGTCAAAATTTGGATGAAACGGAATGGAGCAAAATTGCCAGCGTGTTTGGGATGTTTAAGCAAAAAAATAACCTTTATATCGATGATTCTTCAGGTTTAACCCCAACAGAATTGCGCTCTCGAGCACGTCGTGTGTACCGCGAAAACAATGGTTTGAGCATGATTATGGTGGATTACCTTCAGTTAATGCGTGCACCGGCATTCTCAGATAACCGAACCTTAGAGATTGCTGAGATTTCACGTTCTTTAAAAGCCTTAGCGAAAGAATTAGAAGTCCCCGTTGTAGCTCTTTCCCAGCTTAACCGTACATTGGAACAACGTGCAGATAAACGCCCAGTAAACTCGGACTTGCGTGAATCAGGCTCTATTGAACAGGATGCTGACTTGATCATGTTTATTTATCGTGACGAAGTGTATAACGATAATTCTGAAGATAAAGGTGTTGCTGAAATCATTATCGGTAAACAACGTAACGGTCCGATTGGTCGTGTACGTTTAGCATTTAACGGTCAATTCTCACGCTTTGATAACCTTGCCGAACAGCGT